GAGCTTCGCAAGGCTTGCGTTGACTTTCAAATTCAAGGCGGCTTTGCTTTGGAGGTGAATTGGTCACTCGATAGAACGACTATCGCAAACGTCTCTCACCTTCCTTTTGAGAATATCCGTTCGGGCTTTGTAAACGAAGACGAGCAGGTAAATTACTACTACTACTCGAAAGACTGGAGCAGCAAGACAGAAGAGGTAGATGAGATTTGCACCTTCGACCCTGAGAGGAAGCTAGACCACCCCACGCAAATTCTGTATGTGAAGCCGTTTTCACCGGGTTCTTTCTACTATCCCAAGCCATGCTACACGGGTTCAATTGACTATATCGAGCTTGATAAGGAGATAGGCAAGTATCACATCAACAATATCAAGAACGGGATGTCCCCGTCTTTCTCTATCCACTTCAAGAACGGTATTCCCCCGCAAGAGGAGAGAAACCGCATCCGAATGGATATAGAGCGACAGATGTCCGGGGCAAGCAACGCGGGGAAGTTTATCGTGACTTATTCCGACGATCCCGAAAGGAAGCCAGACTTTGAGCCGTTCCAATTGTCCGACGCTCACAATCAATATCAGTTCCTCTCTGAAGAGGTAACCGGAAAGATTATGGTAGGACATAGGGTTACGAACCCGCAGATGTTTGGGGTTGCTGTACCGGGTAAATTGGGAGGCGGTGGAGAGCTTGCAGAATCTGCGGAGCTATTCGAGCAAAACGTAGTAAGACCAAACCGAAGAATTGTCGAGGAGACCGTTCAAACACTTTTACGGGCTGCGGGTTTAGATTCCGCAGTTCTTGAGTTGAGCAGTCAAGAGGACGAAGTCAACCTCGATGCATCGTGGGAGCACCTCGACGCATTAGGAGAGGATATAAGCGATGAATGGGAGTTAATAGACGAAAGCCCTGTTGACTATGAAACGGAGGCCGTTAAGGACGCTCTTTGGGCGTTTGCAAGCGTTCCTTCATCCAATCCCAACGGCAAGAGCGAGCAGGACACCGAAATTATCAAGGTTCGGTACGTGTATTCTCCTAAATCGGTACAATCTGACTCGCGCTCTTTCTGCAAGAAGATGGTAGCGGCGAGCAAGGTCTACCGAAAAGAGGACATCGAAGCGGCATCTCTTAGAGCGGTCAATCCCGGACTTGGGAAAGGTGGTTCAAACACCTATGATTTGTTTCTCTACAAAGGAGGCGCACGATGTCACCACTTCTGGAGCCGTCAAACGTACCTGAAGAAGACCAACAAAAAGATATCAGTTAACCAAGCGAAGAAACTGATACGAGAAGCGGGGGTTGATGCTAAAAGATTGCCCACAAACTCACCCAAAGTCGCACAACGTCCCATCGATATGCCCAATGAAGGCTTCGTAAATCCCCGATAATGGCACTACAAGCAGAAGTACTCTTCGTGAATCCCGATTATATTAAGCGGATCACCAACATCAACGCGAGTGTAGAAGACTCTTATCTCGTGCCGTCCGTTATTTTGGCTCAAGACAAGTACATCCAGCTCTATTTGGGGACGGATTTACTCGAAAAGCTGAAGGCTGAAGTCACGCAAGTAGGCGGCCCTACCGGAAACTACGCCGTTTTACTAGATAACTACGTCCGAAAAGCAACGCTTTGGTGGACTATGGTCGACCTCATGCCGTCGCTGTACGTAAAGATTGACAACGGAGGACTCGCCATCCGAGTATCTGAGGATACAACGGGTATCTCTCCCGATGACTTACACCGAGAGACAGAACGCGCACGAACCAACGCTCAGTTCTACACGTTCAGACTGTACAAATACCTCTGTAACAACTCCTCACTCTTCCCAGAGTATTCATCGAATACGGGAGCTGATATGTTGCCGCAACCTGCTGACTACTATCAAAGCGGCTTGAGTATCTCACGCGGTGGAAGCGGTGTCGAAACTGTTGATTTACGTTATCTCTTCAAATGAGAAACAGCAGAGAAAAAAATATTACCCTACTAAAGAAGTTCCTCGATGATTTCAATCGAAACAATACTAACAATACTCCCAAGCCTTCTCGGGATCATAGCGGTATGGGTAAACCTAAACCGAGACATTGAAAAGCTGAAGGGTCGCGTCATCCGAGTGGAGAGCGACAAAGAAGAATTGAAACAGATGATGAAAGAAGTCATCGAGTCAGTTCACAAAATTGAACTCTTACTCGCAAAGCGATGAGGTACTTCAAGCTAGAAGAATTTGAGTCACCCGATGAGCCGGGAACGGGGTGCATGATGTGTCCTGATTTCTTAGAGCTACTCGATGAGGCCAGAGACTACGCGGGGATTCCTTTTGTTATAACGTCGGGCTTTAGGTCGGTGGAATATAACCGCGAGCTAATAGAGCAGGGATTCAGCGCATCTAGGAACTCAACCCACCTCATCGGATTGGCCGCTGATATACGTGTACGAAACTCCTCCGAGCGTTGGATAATCCTTGACGCTCTTCTCGAGGTTGGCATCACGAGGATAGGAATCGGAAACGGTTTCATACATTGCGACGCTGACCCACTTAAAGAGAACCATATCATTTGGACATATTAAATCCCTGAAAAGATGTCGCAGTTTCGCCCTCGTTTAAGTCAGCAACAATACAAAGCTCTCGAGAACCTACGGGCAAACGAACGGCGAATACTTGTGATTGGGGACTTGCATTGTCCGTTTGAATTGGAGGGTTATTTGGAGCATTGCTTGGACACATATGACCGCTTCAATTGCAATCAAGTTATATTCATTGGTGATATAATTGACAACCATTATTCAAGCTATCACGAGACAGACCCGAACGGGATGGGAGGAGGCTACGAACTCAATCAAGCCATCAAGCACGTTGCAAAATGGGCTGAGGCTTTTCCCGTGGCTGATGTGATCATCGGCAACCATGACCGTATAATCATGCGCAAGGCGTTTAGCTCCTCCGTCCCGAAGGAATGGATAAAGGACTACAACGACGTTCTCGGTACTTCATGGAATTGGGTCGAGCGCATTGAGTACGACGGAGTACAATACTGCCACGGGGAAGGCGGGACAGCAAGAACCAAAGCGAAGAACGATATGCAGTCCACCGTCCAAGGTCACGTCCATACACAAGCCTACATTGAATGGATGGTCGGAAACAACTTCAAGATATTTGGGATGCAAGTTGGATGTGGAGTTGCTGCAAACAGCTACGCGGCAGCATATGCTAAACACTTCAAACGTCAGGCGATTGGATGCGGGGTTGTAATTGGAGGCCACACGGCCATAAATATTTTGATGAATTTATAAGATGGAAAGGAAAGCACTCAAAGACACCAAGCTCGGAGCATGGTTTAGAAACAAAGCCCCACAAGTATTTGAAGCGATCGGAGAGGTTATTCCCGACGGCGGCGCACTCCAAGCAATAGGAGCGTTGATAGATGCTTCGACAGAGAGCGAGGAGGAAAAGAAACAAGCCCGGATGTTACTCATTGAATTGGAGAACGAAGACCGAGCAAGCGCACGACAAAGGGAGGTGGATGTGACAAAGGTCACGGGAAAGCGCGACTGGATGCAAGCCATCGTCGGTATCGCTGCGATGACTATCGGGGTCGTCATGGTCATTTGGGCGATGACGGGCATCCAAGACAAAGAGGTATTCTTCCACATACTCGGATTTGCTGAAGGGACTCTCGTGGGTCAAGTGGTGAATTATTATTTTGGTTCTGCTAAATCCTAGAGTATCTTCGTTTCAGCCTTTTCGTTGGGCTTATCTGTTTTTGTTTGGGAGGGGGATCTGAAAGGGTCTCCCTTCTTTTTTCTCTGTTTTCTGTAAAATAGTTTGGTTATTGGAAAATAACGTGTAGATTTGTGACAACAAAAAACACAGATATGGAACACCACACAATTGAATTAAGCGAGAAGACATGGCTCGAAATCGAGTACGAAGTTGACGCAGGAGTTGAAGGGTCTTATCACGAAGCCCCATCGAATCCCTTTATCAGCATTCAATCTTGTATGCTTTGCCAATTCAACGGCAAGCAAGAACACAAAGTCGAGTTGTACGGAATAGACGACACGCTCTTCCCGGTTGACTTCGATATGATTGAACACATCATCGAAGAAGAGTTGCGGAAATGAAGCAACTCAAATCAACAACCGTTGACTTCTATTGTTACGCTATGCTGCAATACGAAGATGACGAATTGAACAGATACCTCTTCGACTTGCAAACGGCATTTGATGCCATCGAGAAAAGAATCACGGAACTTCACAAACAACAATCAGAGCAATGAAACGAAACCACTACATCTGCGTGCAATCCTCGGTAACGGAGAACCCCGCTTCGAATTACAATGATTTCGCAAATAACCTTCGGGATCACAGAGACTTTGAAGATGCATGGGAAGACTTCAAGCGTCAAATCGTTAAAGCCCGGACGAAATGAGCAAGCTATCCACCTGCTGCGGAGCTTCAAAGAAAGGAGACGTAGAAATCTGCTCTTCTTGTTATGAGTGGGCAGACTTCGAAGAAGAAGACATCGAGGGAGTACGTGAGTACGCTCTAAAGCTTCTCAGTACATCAAGCCTACGTGATGAGGACGACGGTCTAGAGGATGAGATAAGAGAAACAACACCAACGGAGGAGCGATGGGATGAAATCTTCTTGCGGTTGCGATCTCACCAACTGCGACCGATAGACCTCCCTAATTTTAATCAAACAGAATTCAGCCAATCTTACAAGGAGAGCGGCCTTTAACTGCATAAAACAAAACAGATGCAACCAGTAAACGCGAAAAGCCTATTCCACGCGCTTTGTCAAACCCTTGAGAAGTTAGATCGCGAAGAAATTAACGTAACTCAAGCGGCGGCATTTTCGAAAGTCGTAAGTCAATGCACACAGCTCTTGAATTACGAATTGAAACGAGCCGCATTGATGACGAACGAGGACTTTAGGAAAGAACACCGGAATCTTGAGAGTAAGAACTTCGATAGCTTACCGCAATGACAGAGAAAGAAAAAGAAGAATGGCTCTGTAATTACGATCGAAGGATATCAGCATATGAAAATCAAGAATACGAAAACACACTAACGATATTGCAAGAAGAGTGTGATGAGGAGGAAGCGATATATTTGGCGTTATCATTTCTTCAAGAGAAGCTCAATATACGAGTCAAGATTTTAGAGAGGATGCGGGATCTATACCGAAAAAACAGCCTTGAGACATTGAGAAAACACGAGAGAGAATGGTTCATAAAGCAGAATATTAAACGAGGGCGTATTTACTATTTGAACTTTCGAAGAGAAGAGCGTCTTTTCAGCTACCCATACTATCGGCTGAATATTTCTCGACTTAAAAAAAGCTCGAAAGAAGTAAAATATCTTGATAAATGGGAATTGAAGTACATACCAGAATGGATAGATTGGAAGAAAGGACAAAACCCTTACATTCTTACAAATCATTCAAGCGGTAGAATCGTTCAGTTTCTCGGAGAAGATGGTAAATACAGCACGTATAACTCGTGGGATTACGAAACAAAAGAGAATTTTTAACTCCATAAAACCTAACAACATGGAAACGAGTAAAATCAAGTCGATTGACAAAACCGACAACACTTGGACTGGACAGTCCGGAACGATGTACGACTACACGGTCTGCATGGAAGACGGCACAGAAGGAACGGCGGCAAGCCCCAACCCAGAAAAACCACCTTACGACGTAGGTGATGAGGTCGAATACAATAAGACCGTGAACAATTGGGGGACGAAGCTCAAGATTAAGAAAGCGGGCGGATTCTCACAAGGGGGTGGATTCAAAGACAACGCCGAAACAACGAAGCGCATCGGTGCGAGTTGGGCAATCGGTTTGGCTATTCAACAAGAGAGCGATCCGGAGAAGATTATCGAAGCCGCTGAACACCTCATCAACTTGCGTGATGCACTAATGTCGAAGCTATGAACAGATACAGATGGACTTTAAACGAAGAGAAGTTGCTCGTTGAGATGGTGAATATAACCTGCGAGAAACAAACCGGACGCATTGACTGGACTCTCATGAGGCCAATCGGTAACCATACACTAGCCGCAATGCAGACGCGATGGAGTAAGAACTTGAAACCGGAATATACTTACAGCGGAAAGAAGTACATCCTAAGCGAGCAGACCACATCGAAGGTATCAACACCTAAGAAGAAGAGAGAACGTTCAAAGAAGACCCCTCAAATCAAGTCTGTGAAGATATCACGCTCCTTTCTTTGGGGGGCTATCAAGTACGAGCGTTATGAATAACCTTAAAATTTTCCTTTTAAGGAACTACGGCTCTATGAAAAACGTAGGAGAGGAGCTTCGATTGAACGAGGCAACCGTTCGGAGTTGGTGTGAAGCCCGACCGCGTAACATGATGAAGTATCTTCCAGAGATTTCAAAGCAATGCGAGGCAACCTTTGCGGAGATCATCGCCGAAGTCATGGAGCGCGAGAGCGAATTAAACCCTTGAGAAAATTGGGAGGGGTCATTCCCTCCCTTTTTTTATCTTTCGCACCATGAAACAGAAATTCAACGGAATTTGGATTCCCGAAGAGATTTGGGAACTCGAAGACCTCAACCCCATGCAACGTATATTCCTTTCCAAAGTCCATGCGCTATCCCAAAAGGACGGTTCGTGTTGGGCAGGTGATGACTTCCTTGCTGAAGCGTTGAGGGTATCACCGCAGTACGTGAGAAAGATGCGGCAAACACTTTGTGAGAGCGAGTATCTGGAATGTCAGGGATACGGACACCAAAGAAAAATGACCATCAACCTCAAGGTGAAAGAAGCAACTACAGTTGCAACTAAGAAAACCAAGAAGCAACCACAGTTGCAAAAGAAGCAACCACAGTTGCAAGACTTGCAACCAGAGGCGCAACTAAAAGCAACCACAGTTGCGAAGAGTATAGACTATACTATAGAACAGAATATAGATAATACTATAGAGGGGGTTTTACTTCCTTTTGATTCTCAAGAATTCAAAGATTCTTGGATCATGTGGAAACAAGAACGCAAAGAGCAAAAAAAGAAACCGTATACTTTGCGCGGAGAACAAGCACAA